GCGGTCATATAAGACACTAATTTGTCAGCCATATCGGGTAAATACTGATATATACGGTCAATAAACTGTCTTTGGTTTCCAAGAAAAGAGGGATGCTGCAATAACATATCTTCTTGTTCAACTTTTGCTAGTTCATTCTCTAACTGAACGGCATTTTCTAACCGTTTGGGAACTTTACTAATTCTTCTTGCCACTCTTAGGTACTCCAGACATTCCAGACACCCCCCAATTTTATAATATAATAAAAAAAAATAAAAAATTTGTAAAGTTAATACTCAAAAACTAAGGGAGTAGGTTCCCCCCGCACACGCATTTGCGATGGAACCATCTCGGGGGTCGGTTTTTACAGGGGGTAGGGTGTCAATTTTTTTATTTGTAAATTTAAGCGAGGGGCATGGCAAATAGGACTAACTATCCTATGTGTGATAGGCGGTATCACACAGTCAGAAACGATTACAGCGTGGTTATGCTGTGGCTGTGGCAAGTTTTGTGACATTTTTTATGTCTGAATGTGTCTGCATGTCTGAATGTCTGACATTTTTTGTGTATTTTTTAATTTTTCAGCGTCAGCCTGAAATTTTTTTAATGCTCTGACTTTGGCTAGAACATTAGGTTTATAATGATTAAATGTGCAATATTAGATTAAAAAGTTAATTAATTGCACAAATCTATATTATATTCTCTTGACAGAATTTGATTTTGAAATTAATCTCCAAGGGAGATTGACAGACAGAGGAGAAATAAAGGTTTTTAAGGACTGACCGCCCGCCCCGCAGATTGACGTGACTGCTTTGATAACTGAGTAATTAAAAAAGTTTACTAAGTTTATGTACGATCAAAAAAATCTGACTACTAGCATGGGTAAATAGCTAGCCACTGAGATTAAAAAGCCTAGACTGATTTGGTGCAAAACACGATCCACTCTCAAGGTCTTGGAATGTTTTTAATCAACTCCATACAAATTTATTAAGGGGCAGTTTTGATTGTAGCCTAGTAAGTTATTGATCAACTTATAGTAGTTCAAATTCTTGAAATTTGCGAAAGACGTAGAGCAAGTATGCTCGACTTGGTCTTTAACTGAAGTGTAGTTTTTACTTTGAATACATTATCCATAAACTGCCCCTTAAAAATTACTGATAATCAAATGTGTTATTTGATCTGATGATTGCTAAAGCATGAAATCAGTAACTGACAGACATGGAGAATACATGCTTAAAAAACAAGAAATCTACAACATGTTTCAATCTAGAATTGTAACAGGTTCTTTTACAAAAAAGGATCAGACAAAACGAAAGTTTTGGGGAATTCTAAAGAATGAGACAAGAGATAATGAGGATCTCATTACAGTTTATGATTTTAGAATTAACAACTACCGTAGGTTTAGACTGAATACAGGATCTATAATTTTAAAGAGCGGTAGCAAATTTTTTAAATATAACTAGGAGGATAAAGATATGGCTAAAAAAACATGTGCAAGTTGTAATACAAATGAGCAAGTTAAGTTCTATGAAAAGGGACACACACAATGGGGATCTTTCAAAATAGGTTGGGAATTATGCAATGCCTGTTATGACCGTGAGGTAAATTTTGAACATGACAGGATGGAACGTGTTGAACTATCCAAATAGACATAGACATGGGGCAGTATTTTTTTATTGCCCCATCTTATTTTTTACTGATAATCGAATGTGTTATTCGATCTGATGATTACGAAAGTATGAAATCAGTAACTGACAGACATGGAGAAAGTAAATGCTTAAATTTACAAACGAGCAAAGGCAACAAGTTCTAAGTGAAATTAGAGCCGAGTTAGTTAATCAACCTAACTTAAAGCCTGTTAAAGGTGTTCACAATCTAACTAAAGCTGAGTGGATACAATTAGCTGAAGATCTAGGAATTGATTTAAGTTCTATTGGTACTGTAATTTCTGATACTGCACCACAGGTCAGACAGGCAAAACCTCCTAAAGTTTTGACTGAGCCTATACCTAAAGTTCAAACTGAGGTTTCAGATATTGATAAGCAATTAAACAATATTATGGGAATGCCTTTGATGGATTTGAGAAATGAGATTAATGATCTTTTAATTTTCAAAAATAATCCTCCTGTAACTGAAAAGATCGTAAAGGTTTCTGATAATGGATCAGTTGCAGACACAGACACAGGATTTCCTAAGACAGAGGTTTTGCCAATAAATAAAGTTAGATCTGAGACAGGATCAAAACTTTTTGGTTTTAGATCATTTGCAGATAAAACTTTTGAGATCTACAATGATCCAAGGTCTCCTGTAGTTGATGAGAATTATCAGCCACAGAAAGAGGTTTTAGAAATGTTTCTATCCTGTGCATGTCCCAAGGATGAAAGAGATCCCGAAAACATATTTTTATATGGAAAGGCGGGAACAGGGAAAACATCTTTACCTAGGTGGTTTTCAGCTAAGACAGGTAGGCAGTTCATAGCTATTACAGGGAATGATGATCTGACTGTTGATCAATTCTTTGGATCATTTGGTGCTAAGAATGGTTCAACTTATTGGCAAGATGGTCTACTGCTAAAAGCAGTTCAACAACCTTATACAGTTTTATTGATTGATGAGATCACTAGAATTAGAGCGGACATTTTATCTGCTTTGAACGGTTGTTTGCAAGATCGTGAATATACTATTCCCGAGACAGGTCAAAGAATACCTTTTGCCAAAGGTGTTGTTATTGTTGCCTGTGATAATACAAATGGACAGGGAGATCTTACAGGACAATTTGCGGGAGCAAAGCAAATGGATAGTTCATTACTTAATCGATTTGCAGTAACTCTTGAAGTCTCATATCCAAAACCGTCTATAGAAAGTAAAATTCTTCAGAATAAGACAGGTACAGGATCTAGACTTTGTGACAAAATTGTTGAGTTTGTGAACCTATGTAGAGATGCAAATGATCGAGGGGATGCCCCAACACTTGCACCTAGTTTTAGAAATACTGTTTCATGGATCAATAGATTGGTTGATGGAATAGATCCTAAAATTTCTTTAATGGCATGTATGGGAAATTCTTTAGATCCCGCAGACAGGGAATATTTATCGCAGTTGTTTAATACTCACATTGATCCTAAGATTTTAAAAATCTTGGTTGAAGATGGAGAATTACCAACTGAGGAACCTGTCGAAAATTCAGCACCTTTAGAAACTAATGAAGACAACGATAAGGATGCTGACGATGATCAAGAGATGCCTTACTAAAATTTTAATTGCTCCAATATTTTTTTATTGGGGCAATTCACTTCCATCTGATGAGATCCTTTAGCAAGATCGAAACATATTCTTATGTCATGGTAGCTTATCAAATTGACAGACTGACTATCATACAACAACTACAACAACGAGGAGCATTGATATGCATAATATTATTGCACAGGAGTTGGTCTCAGCAGTTGAACGTAACACACATTCAGCATTGAGATATATTCCTAATTTAAAGGTAAAAGACCTCAAAATAAAATGGGGAGGAAATACTGCATCTACATGGTGGAAATATAATGATGATAATGAGTTAGTATCAGAAATTAACTTTCCACCTATCAAAGCTGATGCAAAGATCACAAACTTTATGACTGAGGTTTATACAGGTTTTGCACTGCATGAAATTGGTCATAACATCTGTACTGATAAAGACGTATGGGATAAAGCCATACACATGGAAAGAACAGGTCATACAGGTATTCTTAAATTACTAAATGCCCTTGAAGATCCAAGACAAGAAAAAGATCTATTATCTAGATGTCATTTTGAGGGGGCAAGGAATGTCCTCGAAAAACTTACATCGTGGGCAAGTGATGAGAGTATTAAAAACGGTTTTGATCCTAAAGATCCAAAGAACTTTTTATTTACTCTAAATACTTTGGCTTATATCGATTGGTGCGGATATAAAGTGCCATCAATAGGGACTGCTGAAGATTTACTAGTAGCTAGTGGAAAAATCAGACATGACCTTGAACAGGCTCTAATCAAGCTGAAAGCATGTAAGAATACTCAAGATGTTTTGGATCTATGTATTGAACTTATGGATAAACATTCTAATCAGCAACAACCACAACAAGGAAAAGGTACTGCTGATGGATCTCAGTCTGAAGAAGATCAATCTGATAATTCAGATAATGAAGATCAGTCAGACAGTTCAGACAGTTCAGTAGATGCTGATGGTTCAGACAGTTCAGACATTTCTGATGATGAAGACAGTTCAGACAGTTCAGACAGTCAGTCAGAGGATGGAGAAAGTTCTGAGCCATCTAAGAATACTGTTGAGATGGACAGGGAGGGATCTTCTAATACTGAGAGTTCTAGCTTTATAGATTTATCTAATCAAGAATTCAAATCTAAAGAAGAGATGATCCAAGATCATAATGATAATTCTGTGGATGGTCTTGAAGAGTTTGATAGAAAAAATCTTAAGGCTAGGAATTATGAGGTTGAAGAAATGGTCTCAAGCGATGATGATACGATGAACAAAAGAATAGAGACTAATG